CTGGTGGAGGCAGTGGCACACCAAGGCGTTCCTCGATCTGTTTGCGATATGAGAAGCCCAAGTGCTCGGCGATGTGTGCTTGCAGTGAAGCCATGATCTGCTGTGCCATGGGGTTCTGTCCGATTGTTCCTGCGATCATCGGGTCTTGCATGAACGACGTGTGCGTTGCAATGTGCGCATCGTGATCCTGATAGATGAATGCCTTGACCGGTTTGCCCACAAGTGCTGACATGTTCTCAGACACGGGGTCACGTGGCTTCTGATCATCCGACATTGGGATAATCTTGTCCGCGTTCTTGATGCCTAACACTTCGAGCATCTGACGATGCAGGTACGGCAAGTCGTAAATCTGCGGAGCCTTCTCCGACATTTGGAACGCCGCTTGATACTGCACCACACGCTGCGCCATTGTTGACGCGTTAGGGTCAGACACAGGGATAACGTCCACTGTCTTATAGTCTTCGCGGCGTGCGCGTGGGGGGCCTTGCTCTGGCTCGAATGTGTACTCTTCCGGCGCGTAGTCAGCGATGATTTCTTTGAGTAACTTAAACTCTAACTTCATCGCGTAGTGCACACGTGCTTGTACAGCGGCCATCGGCTTTAATGTGCGCTCAAGCAGTGCAAGTGTTGTACCTACAGGTGCGTTAGCAGACATGTCGCTGATGTTCATGTCGCTGATTGCGCCAAGGCGTCGACCTTCTTCTGTAATACGTTGCAGTAACGCAAGCAGTGTCTGGCTAGGCTCCTTGTATGGGAGCATCATGATGTTGTCTTTGATCGCGCCTGACGGTACGTCTACATCACGGAACTCTCCCGGTGCGATCGGTGTATCGTCGCCCTTTACACGCAGACCACGAGCCTTCAAGCCACCGGGCAAGTTAGACAGTGTTCCTGCATCCACCAACTGACGAATAATTGCGGTTCCGGCGCGTGCGTATCCACCGATGATGTGGATCAAACCCAAGCCATAGAAACCAAAACCGGGCACATATACATAGTGCACAAAGTGGTCACGCTTGCGTGTTAACTCATCGTCTGGGTTCCAGTTGCGACGCACGGCAAGAACTTCTTGTGTACCGCGCTCGATAGTCACCACGTATGGTTTTGCTAAATCATCTTCCTCATCGTCCACACCATCAATGCACAAGTGCGCATGAATCTCAAGCAGTGTGTAACGCTCGTCGTTAGTCAGCGTGTAGCCACCCTCTTCGGCTTTCTTTTTCTCAATGTCGGTATGGAACGCAACAGGCTCGCCCAAGTCTTTCTTACAGTAAAACCCGCTTGCCATCAAGCGATCCATCTCGTTCTTTGTCTTGCGCATCACGTGCGTAACACGCTCGGCCTGCTCAATGTTTGACGCGCCATACGGCACGATCACATCTTCTGCTGGGATGTAAATCGCCACTTGACGACCCATTGACGGGTCGTAGTACACCTTCTTGAACGCAGAACCTGCAAGTCCCAATGAGTACAGCATGCGCTCATGCTCTGGGCGGTACTCCACCATGACGTCTGTCAACTGGTAGTTCATGTCTTCCTTGACACGATTAGCCGCTTCTTCTTTCTCCTTAGTTACCTTGCCAATGATCTTAGTCTTGACAGGGCCTGCAGGCGGAAACGTTTCACTCATTGTCTCGGCTTGAAAGCGGATTGCCGCTTCAGCCAACACTGTGGAGTACACGCCACACGCATCGTCCCAAGGCTCGGTGCGCTCTTCGTAGCGGAACCCTAGCACCTCAAGACCTTTGACAAACGTGTCTGACCATTCTTTGCGAGACGCAGTGTCGGTATCAACCAACTCGGTCAGGTCACCTGCGAGTGTGGCAAGTGTTCCCTCGTCCATGTACTCGGCCAAGTTATCGCTAAACTCACCCTCGCCATCTTCGGCATCGTCAGGCACAAGTGTGATCTCCACACTGCCATCACTAAGAGTCACCATATCTGGATTGACAATGTCAATCTCCATCGCGCCTTCAGCCTCACCTAGTGCGTCAATGCCCAGCGGTGCAGAATAAAGACTCTTATCTATGTTTGTTGCCATGATTTATCCTCAGTAGTAACCGCCACGACGACGTGACTTAAAGTATTTAATTTCATCGGGCTCGTCAGACGGCAGTCTGATAAACCCACCCTGACGGAATCTCATGAGTGCCATCACCGCAGAGTCCACCAAGTCATCGTTGCTCATGAACGGAAATCCTGCGATCTCCTCCACAACTTCCTCAGCCCAGCGGGTTTGTGGAACCCAGCACAGCCTAGAAGCCACGATGTCTGCCACGGAGTTTAACCGCGCTAACTTATCCCCGCTACCCCTGTGTGGGGTGTACTCTCCCACGGGCATACCCATGCGGCGCAGTTCTTGATAGAGCGCAGTCCCCGAGGACTTCTTCTCCACGATGAACGCATCTGGCTCCCAGTCCTTGTATTCTTCCAGTGCTAACTTCTTAAGTTCTGGGAACTCAATCCGTTTCTTGATGGCGTTTAGCAAGATGATGTTGTGGCATCCTTCTTCCTCGTTGAAGAACACTCCCCACGTCGTGAGCGCGGTGTAGTCGGCACGGTTGTGGCTTTCCGCTGCCGCATCCAAACTCATGATCACGTACTCACAACGGGGCGGGTCATCATGTTCCCAAATGTTCCACCACTCACGCTTGACAACTGATGCTTCTTCTGATGTGGGGTTCTGCTGGTACTGGGCGTTCCACTGGAACGTAGGCATCGAAGCCTTTGTTCTGTACAGTGCTTTAAGGTCAAAGAATTCTGGCCACAGCGGTTTCTCGTTGTCTGTACCTTGATTAAAGATAGCAGGAAACTCAACCACCTCGTACTGGTCTGAGTCCTCGTTCTTACCCATGTCCCCCGTAACGCGTCCCGTCAGATCGTTTTGGTGCCATCTGGTTTGAATAATGGCAACCCGTCCTCCCGGCATAAGACGAGTACGGGCTCCGTATGTGAACCACTCATAGGCTTTATCGAACACGTCGAAGTTGCCATTGATGATGTCCTGTTCATTATGAGGATCGTCGACAAGCAAGAGATCAGCACCACGGCCAGCCAAAGCAGAACCGACACCACAGGCGAAGTACTCCCCGCCCATGTTTGTGTTCCACCGTCCAGCGGATTTGCTGTCAATTGCAAGGGTGACTGTTGGGAATATCTGTTTGTATTTGTCATTGTCAATGATGTTACGCACCTTGCGGCCAAAGTCCACGGCAAGGTCTGTGGTGTGCGACACCATCAAAACTTTCTTATTAGGGTATTTACCTATAAACCATGCAGGGAAATAAATGGATACAAGTTGGGATTTGCCGTGACGTGGTGGCATGTTTACGCATACCCTGTCCTTCTTACCTTCAGCAATGTCCATTAACAAGTCAGCCAGTATGCGGTGATGCTTACCCACCTTGTAGTCTGGTTGCATGTGCTTGCAGAACTCAATCAGGTCGTCATAACATGCACGGGCAGTCTTGCGGCTGTCTAAAATATCCGCAATTTTGTCAATTTCCGCCTGTTCTTCGGGCGAATACGAGTCCAAGTTATCCAGCATCAGCCGGATTTCCTCTTCCGTAAAATCTAAAGTGTCAACTTGGGTCAACATCGTCGTCAAATGGGGTGTTTTCAGCCAAAATATCGGCTTTTTCTGCTGTTTTTGGCGTATTTAGCCCCAACTCTGCATCCACATCGATGATGTCGCCTTCTAGTATGACCTCGGCGTCCTGAATAACAGGTGGATTGACCAATCTTTGCAGTTTTGCACGCAGTTTTAGGCGTAATTCGTCGGTTGTCTGGTGCGTAATCGTCACTTCTGTTCTGTCGGTGAACAGCCCCACGTCAGATACTTTACCTAAAAGTTCTAATGCACGGATTCGGATGCGGGGGTCGGGGTTCTGTGACTCCTCGATCAGCCTGTTAGTCACTGCATGACGTATCTCAATCGCATGGTTGACCACTGCACGGCCATATTCATCTAGGTACGTGCGAATGTTCTGCAAAGAAGCGGGCATCAACGCCGATGTATTGACATTGTTGGCTTTTTGCGACGTTGCTTGTGGGTTGGCCGCATACGCTGAAGTTAACGCAGCGGCTATTTCTTTGTCTTCAGATGTTTCAGGGGGAATCTCTAAGCCATGGTCTTGCAGCAGTTCGATCGAACGGCACGCTGCCTCGGCCCTCTCCCGCAGGTCGACATACGCCATGTCAGGCGTGATCTCAATACCCAGTTCGGGCATTAACTCTAATTCCATATTTTTCGCAAGTCTTAGTGACCGATGCACCAGTATACACACAGAACAAAATTTTTTGCAATGGGGGGTACTTAAAAAGATGACGGGGGGTGTTTCCTATAAAAACGTACCTACCCGGGGAAACGTACCTTTGAGAACACAGGGGGTAGCATGTTATGGTGTGTTATGTCACGTCGGCTTTGCTGCAGAGTTAACGTGATTCGTATTTGGTCTGGGTGGGAATCGTTCGTCTGTAATAGTATACCTACGACAGCCACGGGACTCCTAACTATACAGCGGGGGGTACCGCCCCAGTGGGTCTGCCCCTGACCCGATTCGGCAAGTTAACCCCGCCCAGTTTGTTAGGGAATCCCTAACAAAACAACACAATCAAATAAGATTCGATACGTTTGCCCTTGACATGACAAGTCAACAGGCGTAAAGTTCAGTTGTCGGTTAAGCAATGCGGACACAAGAAGCGCGCTTAACTGGCAATGTCTCGAAAGGACACAAAATGAAAGCAACAGCAAAACTCTCGACAGCAACTATCGAAGCTATCGGTACATGGTCAGGTCAGACTATCAAGGCTGACAAGGCCAAAACCAAAGCGGTTGATTCGCTTCATGCTGATGGCGTCACGGCTAGCATGCTAGAAGCCCCTGCAAAGGGCGAGAGCACTGTCTTGTTTGATAGTGTGAAGGTCAGCATTGTGTCAGGCTTTACAGTGGCCATTCAGGGCTTGTTAAAGAAGGACTCAAAGACTTTGAGCGAGCAACAAAAGTCTGACAAGCGCTATTGGCAACAACAGATCGGCTCAAAGCTGAAGGACTTGCGCAGGGCGCTGACGATACGTGAAGCGCAGGGTCAAGAGTCTGACGGCGCAGGTGCTGACAAGTCATCATGGGAAAGCATGAAGCGCAAAGCACTGTCTGAAATTATCACTCAGGCACAAAAGAAGGACGCAAGCAAGATCAAGGACATTTCGGCCTTTATCAAAGACTTGCAATCTGCACTGGCTCGCATCCCTGCGAACGCCTAATCTAAAAAGCCCCGCCCTAAAAAGCGGGGCTTTTTTTTCGTCCAAAATTTCCCCCCTCAAATCTTGTTAGGTAACACCCTAACATTTGATGCCAGTTCTCGGAGTAGCGTGGTGCGAAGTTCCTGTGTGTTGTGTAATACACCAAACCTGGATCGCAATCGTGTTAGGGATTCCCTAACAAGTTGATACCAGTTCTAGGAGTAGCGTGGCGTGGCGTCTGTTCTAAAGTTCGTTATTGACTAAGTTCTAATGTAACTTTTTAATGGGCTGGGTAAAGTTCGTTTTGTTTAAATTCCTGCGTTGTTATGGTGTGTTTGAAAGTTCTTTTTTTGGCATAAAGTTCTTATAAAGTTCTTATAAAGTTCGCACTAGGCGCGTACTTTATATTTTCGTGGCAGATCATTGTTAGGGACTCCCTAACATGGCAGTTCATGCCTATGCAATTGTGTATTATCTTATCTAATCTTAATAGTTTTATAAAGTTCTTTTTAGGGTCGGGTAGTCCGAAGGGTAAAATTATTTTCCCTCAAAAGTTTTTGATAAAGTTCGCGCTTGACCGAGGGGGCACAAGCAATTCTAGGGAGGGGGTGTATAGGCGACCCTACAATAAACAACCGAACTTATCAATCAAATCAAGCACTTGCAAAATCCTCGTACGGAACTTTATAGGAACTTTTACTATTCGATACGTTCTGTTACGTTTACATTGGAAACATTGACAAACACCACGTTTTGTGCTATACTATAGGTTGTTCAGTAGGAATTCGCCTACAGAACTTTTAGTCCAGTAACTCTGTTAGGGAATCCCTAACAACAAACCACGAAAGACTCTATGGGACACAATCGACGGCTCAAACCAATCTGCAGTATATGCGGTGATGCGTACTCTGCCAAACGTGCCAATGCAGGTTATCACATCTGCTTGCTGTGCGGTGAGGACGTAGCACGTGAGGAACGCAAGGGATGGTGCATTGCTCAGGAATACGGCAAGGGCAACTATCAGTTCATCACAACTGCAAGCGCACCATTGGCACTCAAGCAAACCAATCAGAAACAACT